ATGCAATTTTGTAAAGATTTCATTAATAGAAGAATCTAATAACAAAGTAGCATCTTTTTTAATCTGTGATTTTAAAGGTTTCATTTTGTTTTGTTTTAGTTTGTTTGAATAATGTACCATAATTTGCTGTAATAATGAATAAAAGTTACATCCTCTCCATTGAGCTTATTGTCTTGTATCCATAGCTCTTCTTTTGTGTCATCGCTTGTATCTTGTATTGATACAATACTAGATTTTTGCCAATTTGTTTCTCCTTCTGATTGTGCATACTCTAGTAACATTGATTCCAATGGGATAATGTCAGTAGAAGTGTATTCACTTCTGTCTAATAATAAATGAAATTTTGTAGTCATAAATAAAGGTTTTTGTGTGATTAAAAATAAAGAAAGTTTTTGTTATTGTTTAAGATTTTTGCGTTAAAGTTTTGTTAATCATAGCAGATTTTTGCCATGGATTTTTGGGGAGTTTTTGCTGGATTTTTGGCTGAGGGTTTTTGCTGGATTTTTGGCTACCATAGGATCTAACTATTAGTTGCATAAACAATAGTTGCATAAACAACTAAAGTTTAAACATTAATTATTTTTTATTGCATATTGATACAATACCAATAAAATCAGTTTTAAGGCCATTTTAAGCCCCAAATTTAGATCCATTTTTTAAGTTGGTGACATATTACTATTTTATTTTTTTACGGCCTTATTTCGCCTTATTTGGCTAAATATTCAAACCATCCTTTGCGGTGGTTTTTGTAGGTGTATAAGTTACAGCTATTTTCTAGCTCTAAAAAATACCCTTTGCTCATTGGGTATTTTAAACGGATATAATTGTAAGCCGTTTCGAAATTAGTGCGTATCACTTTAACCTCTTTTTTAGACTTTACAATAAAGCTAAAATCATCACTATAAGTGATGACATTAAAAATATAGACATTTTTTAACGCTGTCATATTGTGTTTTTTTTGGTTTAAAATAGAGCCTTTGTAGGTTTCGAACCTATAAACCCACCGAATTGGGCAAAGGCTAAAATTTAGGCTAATTTAGAGCCGAAATTAAGTAGGTAATCTTTTGTAAAATTGTGGCAACCTATTTTGATAATGTCCCCGACCTCGTTAACCTTATAATTTAAAAGGGTTTCACCTACTTGCAAAGTGTTTGTTTTTATTTTATTATATAACCTCTTTGCTATTTCCATGGGTATTTGCACGGCTTGAGTCGTTTCCACTCTATTCTCATTAATATTAACCCTTAAAAAATCTAAATTAGAACGGCTATAAATACGGCTAGTTTCAAAATTGAGCCACTTTTTTAATGTTTCCTCCTCTTTTATTTTATCCTCTTTTTGCTTTTTAGCGTTTTCTAGTTTTATGAGTTCGTTTTTTTTGCTCATATATTCTAAATTCTCGCTTTTATCCTTAATAGATAAAACAGCGGTAAGGGTGACAGGTATTTCAAGGCTAAAAAATTGTGCGTACTCGTTAACCTCGCTATTTAATCTACTTAACTCGTTTAAATACAATTCAGGCTTTTTAGCCTTTATTAACTTTGTTGCCTCGTGTTCGGCTAGTTGCAACCAACTTGCAAAGTTGCTTGAGTGGTTTAAACTCGGAGTGTGGCAATAAATCTTTTTATATTGGCGTGTGGCGTTTCTTACTATGTTTATTTGCTTTGCTGTTGTATTGGAGTAAGTGCGATAAGTGAATAACATACACTCAAGGCCGTTTTCGTTTGTCACTATTTTAGCAATAGGAAAATGTCCGCCGTAACTATAAATAGTTTTTCCCTCAAAATAAAATGAGCCGTTTGAGTTTCGGCCGTGTTGCTGTCTTTGATTAGCGTAGATGTGTGCGAGTTCTGAATTGTTAAAAACTGTTTTCATTGTGTTTAGGTTTAAAGGTTATTTATTTAATAAGGTTTTAATAAAAGCATAAACTAAAATAGTAATTACTGCAATTACTATAAACTCAAAAAGGGTTACTACTTGCATGGCTCGTTAATTAATAAGTGAATAAATAAACGGCATAAACTACCTAAAAAATAAGTAACTAAGCCAATGAATAAAAGCGGTAAAATTGTTTCTGTAAGTGTGTACATGATAATAAATTAAAGGTTTGTTTGTCATTATTGACGATGTAATATACAAAGGATATTAATACAAACATCAAATAAAGTAAAAAAATATTAAAATATTTATTAGTTTATTAATGTGTATAAATTACACTAAGTAGATTAACTAATTTAGCATATATTATATTAGTATATACAATTATAGGTAACTTATATAATTATATACATTACTAGTAAAGTAGTAAATTATAATAGTATTAGATATTATAATTACATGGGTATATTTATATACACATTAAATAAAAGTATTTATAGCGGGTTCTTAGTTGACGCATAAACAAGCCTAAACAGTCAATAAAGTAAAAATACATATTTTTGACCTTGACAATATGGCAATATCGTTAATTAGTGTTTTAAGCCTATTTTAGCGTAGGTGGGTAGCAAGGTAGGTAGGTAGTCGGTTTAAAAAAGATAGGCTCGTTATGATCCTGTGAAGTGGCTTTAATTGGTATTTTTGGGGTGGTGTACCCCCTACCACTTTGTTTCGTACGGAAAATTTCGTAGATCCCTTGTGCCCTCCAATATTCTGATATCAACCATTGTTTTAACATTTTTTGATATTCAATTTTTTTTATTTTCCATATAACCCATTATAAATAAACATAATATGTACAAGTGCAAACCCAAACCAAAAAAGTAAACCATGAAAGACACAGTAGCTAAGAGAACTTACAAATGTAAATGCGGAGTATCCACAGAGGATTATGTCTGGTCAAGTTCCATAAGGGAACATACCATCAAGTGTACGAAGTGCGAAAGTGTGCTTAGCTTTGACCATATCAAGGTAGAGAAGGTAGTACATATCACATCTATCAGAACACCAACTAAAAACCGATAATATGAATGCAGAGTTCAAGGATATTAGCAAAGAAGCTTTTATCATAGCTTACAAGGAGAATTTTGGCAATATCACCATTGCTTGTGAATCAGCAGGGGTTGGTAGAGGTCAATACAAGTCCTGGTGTGATAAAGATCCTGAGTTTAGACAAAGACTAGCTGAAATAGAGCCTGAGGAGATTATGCTTGACTTCGGTGAGCATAAGCTGATGGAAAGGATTGCCAAAGGCGACACTTTGGCTACAATGTTCCTCTTAAAAACCAAAGGTAAGCGTAGAGGCTATATCGAAAGGCAAGAGGTTGCTCATGAAGGAGATGTTGTTAAGCAGATTACTGTTAATGTGCTAAAGGCTAGTCATGTAGACGAACTACCGAGTAGTACTCAGCAGTTAGATGGGGATGAAAATGCCCAACTTGAGGATACAGGATTTGTAGTTCCAGCCACAGAAGCTGCTAATATCCAAGATATTCCACTTTACGAGTTTGATAAAGAGGTAGAACTACCGAATGAGATGGATATTTACGAAGAATGAGTATCGTAGATATGAGGAATAGGGATTAAATGCCATTTTAAGCGTAGCGGAAAGTGGTGTATATGCTTAAATCTATTTATTGCCACTTTTAAGGCGATTCTAGGGCATATCTGCCTTTGAGTAGTACTATCTATCCAAAAATGGGTAGAGTGTCTTAAAACGCTTCTAAATGAGTTTTAGGGCTATTGGGTGTTTTTAGAGTTATATTTCTAATTTAGGCATATTGCATGAAATATTTAGTAAAATTCATGCAAAATAGAAATATGTTTCTAGTTTTTGATACTAAAAACTTGACATTTGGCAAGATATAAGTAATCTATATTCTGCCAAATCAAGTACTCAAACTCGGCCAATATCCGAAATCCGTCCCAAATATTTACAAAATATGGGACATAGTATGGGGTAATTCAGTTATATCTTGTAACATATAAAGGGTGAAATTTGTTACAAATAGGTGCAAATGAATATAAATGGGCGCAAAGTAGTAATAATACTACTCTATTATCAAAAAATGTAAACTATGCAAGTTTTGATATTACTCAATCGACTGAGTAATTTTACTCAATGGAGTGAGTAAACCTATAACTTTATCAATCAAAAAGTAAAGCTATAACTTGACAAATGAGCCGTAAATGATTGACAATCGGCTCAAGAATGATTGATAAAGTGCCTTATAAAGCACAAAAGCATATCAGAATGTGCATTTTATGACGCATTATGCACTCATTAGTGTCAAATAATGCACTTTATGGTGGATATCCCCTACTTTCCTATAAAACCAAAAAGATTAGCTTTGTCTTGAGCAAACCAAAATTTTTAATTTATTTCTATGGAAGTAACCACCAATGTTGTCTTTGAGGTACTAAACAACTCAAAGAAGAGAATCTCTGTTATGCAAGGAGGCACAAGATCTGGAAAAACTTACAATGTGCTTACCTGGTTTATAGTAAAGCTTTTACAAGAAAGAGGTAAAACCCTAACTATTTGCCGTTCATCCCTACCAAGTATCAAGGGATCGGTCATGAGGGATTTTATTGAGATACTATCCAAGTATAAACTCTACTCGGAGGAGAAGCACAACAAATCAGAAAACTTATACTTCCTTAATGGCAATACGGTAGAATTTGTATCTACAGACCAACCGCAGAAGATTAGAGGTCGTAAAAGAAACTATCTGTTTATTAACGAGGCAAATGAGGTTAACTACGAATCTTGGATGCAGTTAGCCCTAAGAACTACGGATAAAATCGTACTTGACTATAATCCTTCCGATTATTACTCTTGGATTTACGATAAGGTTATTCCTAGAGAAGATACCGACTTTACTATTACGACTTATAAGGATAATCCGTTTTTAGATAAAACCATTATTGCCGAGATTGAAAGATTGAAGGATGCTGACCACGAATACTGGAGAGTTTACGGATTAGGGGAAAGAGCAATTAGTGAAGCTACGATTTATAGCCATTGGAGAAGAAGAAGGAACTTCCCTGAAGGTGGAGATGTTTTCTACGGCCTTGACTTTGGTTATAACAACCAGACTGCCCTTGTAAGGTGTAAGAACTTCGATGGTGACATTTATGTCGAGCAACTGATATATGATACCAAAATGTCTACATCACTCCTAATAGACCGCTTAAAGTCTATGGGGCTATCTCGTAGGGATGAGATATTCGCAGATGCTGCCGAACCCAAAACAATAGCCGAGGTAAACAAAGCAGGGTTTAATTTAAAGTCAGCTACTAAAGATGTGTTCGCAGGGATTAACAAGGTTAAATCATTTCCGCTATTTATAAAATCAGAATCCTTAGATTTGTTGGATGAGATTAAAAACTATAAATGGAAAACAGATCACGATGGCAACACAATGGATGAGCCTGTTAAGTTTCGTGACCACTTGATGGACGCTATGCGTTATGCTATTTACTCGAAATATGCTAAAGCAAAGAGAGGATGGGTGGTTTAGATTGCGAAGCAATGTGGTTTAGACTAAAAATTTGTTACTTTTGTAAAAATATCATATAGTGAAGTTAACGGACATACTAAGTGCGGTTAATCCTTTTAAACAAAAGGCAGCCCCTAGAAAAAATACGAACCTTAATAACCCATTTGGTGATTTTGGTGGTTTAATAGGCGGTAGAACGCTTTACCCAAATTTAGACTATGCCAAGTTCGTACAAGACTACGATAACAATAGCGAAGTCTATTCTATCATCAAGCGTATCTCAAAAACAATCTCTACAGTTCCATTTTATGTTTATAAGGTTAAGAGCAAGAAAGACTTGAACACTTATAAATCTATGATGGCTAACGCATCAAGCGGAGCAGATGTTGCTCGTGCGGAGTTAGTTAGAATAAAAGCAGTTGATGAGATTGCTGATAGTCCACTAAACAAATTATTAGAAAGACCGAATCCATACCAATCATTCTCCGAGTTTATCGAGAATATCATTGGTTATAAACTTATTACAGGCAACTCTTATATCTGGGCGAATAGACTCTCCAATGGTAAGGTTGCCGAACTAGTTACTCTCCCATCCCAATATGTCGCTATCATTAGCGATGGTACTATCAATGGGGTTGAAGGCTACTCTTTCACATTAGTTGGGTGGGATCAGTTGGATGCTAAAGATGTAATCCACTTAAAATACTTCAACCCCTATTTCTCAACCAATGGACAACAATTATATGGATTATCGCCTTTACAAGCTGCTTACAGAACTGTTCAACGCAGTAACGATGCTAAAGATACCTCTGTAGGTATGTTGCAGAATCAAGGGCCTAAGGGTATCTTGTATGCGGATGAGTCAAATGATTTCGGCCCTGAACAAGCTGGTAAGTTAAAAGAAGATTTTTACAATCAGTACGGAACTAAAACCCAAGGAGGCATTATTCAAAATGCTGGTAAGATTTTAATTGCAGGTGCTAAACTAGGTTGGGTGAATATGGGATTATCTCCTGTTGACCTTCAGTTGTTAGAATCAGAGAAGATTACGCTTCGTGAGTTATGTAATGTGTACGGAGTTAACTCTGCACTATTTAACGATCCTGATAACAAGACTTACAATAACATGAAAGAGGCTAAAAAGGAAATGCTTACTCAAGTAGTACTTCCTGAATTAGTTTTAATTCGTGATGCGTTCAATAGATTCTTTGAAGGTGAAATCGGTAGCGGATATTATATCGATTTCGATATTACAGTATTCCCAGAGTTGCAAGAGGATATGAAAGAGTTATCTGCTATCCTTTCTCAATCATGGTGGATTACTCCTAACGAAAAAAGACAAGCAATGAGATATGATACTGTTCAAGATGATGTCATGAACGCTATTTATATTCCTGCTGGTTACTTACCTATCGATGAGTTAACAATGTTGCAGAATCCAAGAGATGCTCAACAACAAGGAGATTATAATTTGCCTCCTGTAAAATAATATGGATGTCCAAGATATTACAACCTTCTCAGCAATTCAATTTGCAACAAACCATAGCGAGAAAGTCCATCACGGAGTTTAGACCTAAAATACAAAAGGCCTTACAAAGTGATTTTAATAAAGCTGCGGAGTTAGTAAAAGAGATGGGGGTATTTCAACTAGCAAACTATAACAAGACATTTTTCAACCAAGATAAGATTAGCAATATTTTACGAACTTTGTACGAAGGTACTGGTGGTTATACTGCTATGAGGTATCAAAAGATATTTGACAAGTATAAGAAAGCTGAAGATTTTGACCTTGATCCGTTAAACATAATGGATGAGTGGTTAGCGTTTATGTTGTCGTACTGGGTTTCCATTAGTGGCCCAAA